AATTTTTGTTTGATCTAATTCAATTCCATTTGCAGGATCTATTATTTCTATATGATCTACTGATGTATTTTTAAGAACTGCTAATGCAGAAAAATTAAAAACTAATTTTTTATTTTTGATGTCGTATAATTTTACTGTTGGTGGATTTAAATATTGATCTCCACCATATACAATATTAACTGAATTAACTTTAAAATTTGAACTCAATAACAATGAAGAGTATATATTTGCAAAAGGTTTTATGGTTTTGTCTGATGGCACTACTAATTCTTGATTTACTACTGAGGTTTTTTTTATTTTTCCTATATTATAGCTAGTAGGAAATAATTTTGCCCCAGATCCAGAACTTGAGACACCTTTAATTATAGGAAGTTTATTGTAATTTTTTCCATTAGATATTATATCTATTTTTGATACTGGTCCAAACGAATCGCTCTTTGATATATCATATGACATAATTGCTTCACTTTGATCGTATGATAATTTTTCTGTGGGGTTTTGGTAATTTACAGTAAAAGATGTATTAGTTTTTGCTATAATTTTTCCTGATCCATTATATAAACTATCTCTTAATATGATTCTATTAAAATTTAAAATAGATTCATCTGGGTAAATTTTTATAATGGAAGAATCTAAATTATAATAGAGAATATTTGGAGTTTCTTCATCTATCCTTAATGATAATGTTAGACCATCTTCAGATTTGATTAGATTGTTGCTAACATATTCATTAATAAATTTATCATCTACATATATCTTAAACTTTGAATTTATTAGTGATGCTGAGCTTAAATCAAAATTAATAATACTATTTCTATAAAATTGAATTTCTGGATTATTTGATGAATTTATTTCCAATCTTGTAGTATTTTGATTATAAGATACTGCCAATGTGGTAGTTATTCCAGAAATTACTTTTAATGATATTTCATCATCCTTTGACAAATTGTGAGGATTAATTGTGTTGACAATAATATCATTAAAAGATGCTGATACTGTTGTTATATTTCTTTGAGTTTTAAATTTTGCTAATTGAACACTACTTGCAGAAGTAAATAATAATCTATTTGATTTGTCTGATATGTAATTGAGCTGTGTCACTAGTCCAATTACATCTTTCTCCAATTCTATAACGTAAAGATTTGGCAAAGAATTTAAATTTCCTTGATTTGTTACTATTGGAGTAGATCCTTCATATGAATATATAACTCTATCTCCTGATTTAAATTCGTGATTTGGTAAATATATGCCACCAGTTTCTGTATATTTTGTATAATTTATTCCATTATTGACTGGGATAGTTAATGTATTTCCAGCTCCAACTAATATATCAATTCCAATTGAAACTGATTTATTGGGAGTGAAATAATATGAAGAGTTTTTATATTTGAAATTTGTAGAATCATAATCTTTAAATTTAAATTTATTTGGGAGCAGTTCTACCAAAGATCCTACTGGAGATTCTGGAGATCCAGATATTCTAATAATTTCTATTAAATTGTTAATATAATCTAATCCAATAATTTTACAAATTTCTACATTTCTTATATTAATATAAGAATCTATTTCAAATTTTGATATTGTGCCAGATATTTTAATTGATGTTGTAATACCAGTAATGTTAGAATTTTGAAGAACATGTGATAATTTAGATGAATAATTTTCAACTTCAACGATCTTTAATCCCTGTAAATTGTTTTGTAAGTTTGTAGAAATTTCAGAAACATTAATATAAGAATTATTAGCAAATCCATGATATGTAGATGCAATTCCTACTATGTAATTATTTTCTGATATTATAGTTATATCGTTTATTTTTTTATAATTTGATGAGACTGAAGAAACTCCCACTCCAGATATCTTTGAAATTTTTGCTATGGCACCAAATCCATTAGTATTAGAATTGTCAAAATTTAGAGTATCTCCTATTTTATATCCAGATCCCCCATCTATTACATCAATATTACTTAAATTTCCTATTGATGATTCTTTAACTATAATATCATTATATTCCTTATTAGAATATAATTGAAAATATTCATAATAATGATCTTTATCTTCTATTCTATAAGGAGATGTGTGTTTTATGATATCAAGTTCATTTGAATTTAAATTTTGACTATAATTCAAATCAAAATTTTCCTGAGGTGAAGTAAATTTATAAGAATTGCCTATAATGTATGGAAATACTGGATCTCCATTATTTTCCATTGTACAAAAATATGCATAAATTCCATTTGGATATTCTGGAGTTATACAAAATCTTCCATTATGTTTATCTAAATCACCAACACCATCTTTATATTGGTAATCTTCTATTATATCAAATGCAGATATTTGAGAAATTGTATTTTTTATATAACTACTTTTTAATCTTTTTATACTACTTATTTTTGTTGGATTTGAATACCCATCTGGTCCATATATTGGACAACCATCATATGACCATCCTATGATTGAAGAATGCTTTGTAGGAATTTCATTATTATTTAATATTGGTATTTTGTAGTATTCAATTAAATCATTTGTAATAAAATATACTCTAAAAATGTTGTCGTATAGAGAATATTTTTTTCCTAATAATATACCATTCTGTAAGTTTGTTACTCCAAATTTAGATACTTCGTTCAATTTCCAACTTTGAATTTCTGAATACACATTAAGTCCAGTTCCTAGTTCATTTACTAAAATTCTGGTAGAATTGTCATACCCTACTCCAGAATTGAAAATAGTAGTACTGACTATAGATCCATTTACTATTACAGGATGAATTATAGCACCTGTTCCAATTCCTATTACAGTCAGCTCAATTTCATTGTAATAATTTGTTCCTCCATTTTTAATAATGACTTGATTAATTTTTCCATTTGATATGATAGGTGTTAGATTAGCATTTTTTCCTGATATTACATTGACCTTTGGGCATTTATTGTAATTTATAATATTTGTATTTTGAGAATTAACGTATCCATAATTATTATTTGTTCTTGCCAAAATTATATCATCAACAGATCCTAGTACTGTGGGGGATAATATTGCATCATATCCATTTATAGATATTCCTGATTTTGTTAATTTACCTTCTATTTTTAATCTTATTGGAGATAATTCTATTGCATGACATGAATTTGGTTGTGCCTCACCAAAATTTACAAAATTATTTGATTCTTTTTCAAATTTTAATTTAAATCTATTATTATCAATTTTGTGAATATAATAATAATTTGTAGTAGTAATTCCTGATAATGCATTTCCATTTATAATAGAATATAAAATTTCATCATTTTCTGCAAATTCGTGATTATTTTTGGTAAAAATATTATCATATGAATTTATTTCATTTGAATTAAAAGAGAGTTTTTTGTATTTAAATGTAATATTATTGTTTGATACCAAAGAATCTATGCAATATTTTCCTGATGTAGATTCAAAAGAATGATATCCCTTTCCATATGATTGCAAATTAATTTCATTTCCTAATAGAGCATTTTTTTTATTGTAAGCAATTTTGAATGAAGTTCCTGCTCCAACATTGATAATATAATATACAGATTCATTTATTAAATATTGATTAGATTCTACTTCTATTTGTTTAGATTTTCCTGATCTGTAAATTACGCTTTCTCCAGTTAAAAATTTGTGAGGATATTCAAAAACAAATAAATTATTTGTTAAATCTATACTTCCTCCAGTTGGAGAAGAATCTAGCAGATTTTTTTTATAGTTCAACTTCATTCTTACTTCTACATATTCTCCTTCTATTCCTCCCCCAAGTATTTTTACAAAAGGAGTCTCCACATAATCATATCCAGGATCTAATACTTTAATGTCTTTTAATTTTCCTGATAATTGTGGAATTAATACTGTATCTTGGTCTACATACAATTTTGGTGGATTTAATAAATTGTAATTATTGCCAGGATTTGATACTATTATATTTTTAATTTTTCCATAGAATATAGAGTCAAATGACTTATAATTCTGAATTTGTACTCCATTAGTAAGAATTGCTATTGGACCATTTGGTGTAATTTGTGGTTCTGGTGAAAAATATGGATATTTTGGTATTTTATTTAATATTTTAGAAGAACTTAATTTGCTTAAATTTCTACTAATATCCCAATCTACCAATTCTAATGAAGATATGTATCCAGAAATGTTATTATTTAATGGAGGATTTATTAATTCTGAAAAATTTATAAATCTGGAATTTTCTATATTTTCATTGGAATATGCGAGTCTTAATGTATTGTCTGATACTTTTTTTACATATAAAGAGATTTCTGTAGATATCCCTATAACATTTTTAAAAGTTCCATTAACTTCAAAAGAAGATATATTAATAAGATCTCCATTATCAAAATTATGATTGCTACTAGTAGATAGTAACGTATAGTCATTTTGATTTGTTATAAATGTAAATTTCCTTTTATATGGATTGATATTAAATTTAGGAAATCCGTTGGAATTTATGTAATAAAATTTTTCATCTTCAAATGAATTTTGAATATCACATACATATTCATTGATTTCAGGATAATTATCAGATGATGCTTTTAGTAATATTCTTTTGAATTTGGTATATGATTTTATCTCAGAAAGATTTAAAGAAGATGCTGACAAATTGAAAAGATTTGACTCTCCAGTCAAATAGCATTGAAATCTTCCTAAAAATTGATTTGTGTTATAATTATATAAATCTATAGTATCATTTTCATATAATCTGTGACTATATTTTGTCCTTACTTGATTTGTAGTATAATTTATTGCATCTTGTGTATATTCAGAAAATTCTTCTACAACTTTTCCAGTATAAATTGTTAGTGGTAAGTTATAAATCAAGGATTTAGTAAATAATGTTTCTTCTACTTTTCCAAAATTGTCAACTTTAAAACCATCTCCTGGTAAAGAGTATGTTATATCATTATCCTTTAATTCTGATATAGTATTCAAAATTCTAAATTTTACTATATTTTCATTTTCATATGAGTATACATAATTGTCAGAGAATACTTCAGTTCCTGGTTCTATAATTGATGTTATTCCTGAGCAATTTATAAATTGTGTATTAGTTTTTTCTGTATATGTAATAATTAAATTTCCAATATTCAATTTGCCACTATTATTAAATCCTATAGTAGAGTCTACAGTAATTATATTAGATTGTTGGGATATTTTTTCTGTAGTATATGTCTTATTAGTAGGAATAAATTCACCAAAAATTGATTTAGAAGGATTTTTATTGTTATTATACCCAGAAAATATATAAATTCTATAAAAATTATTTTCTTTAAGGTTTACAGGTTCAATTTTATATATTGAACCTATTGCAGGAAGAATATTATCAAATTTGTCTTGAATTAAAGATTGTCCTTGAACTAAATTTGGATCTCCGCTAATCAACTCTACAAATAAAGTTAGAGTTGATATCCATTCATCATCTGAAGAAGTGAAACAAAAATCTTTGGGTGTTATAATACTAATATTTTTATTGTATAACACCTTAAACAATATATCAAATGCAATATTTGTTCCTTTTGAACTATAAAAATCATTAACATTGCTAATAAAATTTTGCTTATTGATATTTGAATCAAATTCGAATTGTTCAAATCCTGGAGAGAATTGTGATTTGATTTTTTTAAAAAATTCTTGTAAAAATAAATTACTTAAATTGTATACAATAGATGATGTGGTATGAGCATCTGTAGAACTTTTTTCAAATACTAAAAATTCTGGATTATTTTCTTGTTGTAGTGAACTAGTTCCGCTAAATCCCCTAATACAACCAGTAAATGAATTTGTAGTAATTCCAGTATAAGTAATGATTTCATCTTTAATTTTAATTAATCCATATTGATCAGGCCATCCATTAGTAGATTTTACGTTGATAATATCATCAGAATAATCCACATCTGAAGTTAATTGTGTATATTCTATGAGATTATTTGAATTAAATGAGTCTGTATTTTTATATTGTATTAAATTTTCAGATAAATCAATATTACCACCTTGAAACTCTTGTGAAATATAATATTGTTTTAAAAATTCTGCAAAATTTGGATTTTCTGAATTGATAAATTCAGGAATTTGATTTATAATAATATCTGAGATTTTAATTATAGAAATATCTTTATTCATTTTAAATTCTTATTTTAGTTTCTTTAGTATAACTTGATTCTGGAGTAAACATACTTGCAGATGAATTTTCTCCAGATGCAACAATATCCTTTTCCATGATTATTTTACTAGATCCAACATCTAATTTTAAATATACTGATTTTTTTGCTAAAATGTCATTGGAATCTGGCATGGCTTCAATTTCAATAATGTTATTTGGTTTTGTTGTAGATACTACATTTATATTATCTATATTTAACAATCCTTTGTCATAATCAATCCTTCCTATATTTTCTGAAAGTATATTCACATCTTTTCCTACAAAGTAAAATAAAAATAACTTTCCAGTTTTCAGGGAAGAATCTGGAACATCTGAGATGTAAAGTTGATTTGTATTTCCTTGAATATAAAACCCTGTGCTGCGAATATTATATCCATTATCTGAAACATGAAATTTATTTTCAAAGCATACTAAATAATTTGTTGGTAAATTTAAAATTGCTGTAACATTTCTTCTAATTTTGACTTTAGTTATATTTGAGGTGATAGAAGTGCTTGTTGTGTCTATGATTCTAAGAGCCTTACTATACTTAAATCTTCCTCCAAATTTATTCAAATCTGTAGAATTTTGAAGTGCGTTCAATGAGGAAATAACCTTAGTTTGAAGATCATTAACAGACCCTACAAAATTTGAATTATAATAAACAACAGAGTCTAGTTCTATATACAAAACACTTATATCTACAAATTTTGCAGAAATTCCAGCAATTGAATATTTTTTTAAAGATTTTAAAATATTTTCTTTGGTAATATCTGAAAGATAATCTGAATTTTTAGGTTTTGCTGCCAAAAATACTTTTCCATATTGAGGTGGGATTAATTCTTCTCCGCCATAGGCAGTAACAGATTCTATGTTTGGATATATTGATGGTATTAGTGCTTCATAGTCTGATGTAGTAACTGCTCTGTATTGAGATGCATATAATCTAGGAGCATAATATCTTATTGATTCTATAGATTGGATATCATCTCCATTTTGTGAAGCATTATTTGTATTAATTAGACCAATCTTTCCACTAATATTATTTCCAAAATTATCTATAATTGTCCCAGAAAATGTAAAATTAGATATTCCATTACCTTCTTTACCATTTGATGTAATGTAAGTAATTGTTATGTAGTTTTGATTTTCTAGTTTTTTCCCAAAAATGCCATCACCAAAAAAGATTTCATATTTTTCATCAGAAACTTCTTGAATTAAAAATATTTGAGAAGAAGAGTTGATGTTGGTAATATTATCTACTGCAATATATTCTTCTGTGGTAGTTGAAGTTTGTGAAGTCCTTACATTTACACGAATTGTAGAAGTGTCTATATAAGAATTTGGAAGAATATATTTTTGATTGGGTTGAGATGTATTTACAGTAAAAGTCTTAGACAAAAATGATCCTTCATACACGTCTATATCTGAGAAAATGCATGTTCCATTTGATACAGGTACTGTTATATCCTCTGGAACTGAAAATATATAATTTGAATTATCTTGATCTCCTGTACAAATTATACCTGCCTTAAGTGTTGCAGTTCTTGTAGTAGAAGAAAGTTCTGCCAAAGGAAATGATATATTTGCCTTTGCAGATCTACGTGAAAGGGGAAGATACCCAATATTTCTGACCAATGATACTACATTCTCTCTTATGGTAGCAGAATCTAAAAATGATTCATTTGCTACCATATTGGTATTATATGCAGTTATATATGTATTGTATGCAAGAATATCTATTAATATTGAAAGATTTGATCCTTCAAAATCAAAATCAGTAAATGTTGAGTTTGTTCTTAGATAATCTTTAATAGAAGATTTAATCTGATCAAAGTCTAGATTTGTAAATTGGGTAAATGACATTAGTATCTGGTGGGTTGTAATATGAAATTAATTGTCTGAGCTGAAATTCCTAATCCTACAATATCATATACAATAGTTATATTTAATTCATTTCTATCATCAAATAAATCTATTAAAACACTTCTACAAATTACCCTTGGTTCATAATTTGAAATTACTGTTTTGATTTCTTCTTCTAATGAATCTGTTAATCCAGATTCTGATAATTCAAAAAAATAATCTTCAATTCTAGATCCTAAATTGCTATTAAAAAATCTTTCTCCAACTTGAGTCCTAATTAAATTAATTACTGATTTTTTAATAGCATCTTCGTTTTTTAATGCAGAGATGTCATAAGTCACAGGATGACGCTGAAAAGACAAACTAATATCTTTAAATCCTCTAGAAATGTTTTCTAATGCCACTTATTATTTAAAATTTGATATATCTATTTATTGACATTTTCCATAAGATGGCTCAGTTCCATATTCCCAATCATCATAGTCATCATCGTTTCTAATTTTTTCGTGTTGTTCAGTTTGTTCCTTTAGAAGATGTGATTTTTTTGGCATATCATCATACATGATTTCTTGTAGGGTTTTCTTTTCGTCCAATGCACCATAATCTGTTGCAAGCTTAGTAGTTCCCCACATAGAATACATATATTCTTTGTTTCTATCTGTTTGTTTTTGAGTCATTTTTATTTTAGTTCTAGGAGTGAATTAGAACTTTTAAAGGGGGTTCTATCCCCATATTATTATCTATGAAAGAGAAACGCTTACGCTTATGTAGAGACACGTGAGAACGTTAAAAAAGGACCTTGAAGGGTCCTCTGAAAGTATTACCTACCTTGGCCTCTATATTTCTTACGAGGCTCATTACGAGAGGTTCTAGAGTACTTTGTGTTCTTTGACATTCCTTGAGATGTATTCTTTGGTTTACTCTCAAGCTTGTTAGTCTTCAGAGAAGGGGGTTTTGCCATTTGTTATTCCTCATGAGGTTTGACACATTCTACCACAATATCATCTGGATTGGGAACACCCTGTTGATAAAACTGATCTGAGAGATCATCCATAATATCAAACATGGCATTTCTTGTAACTTCTGAGTAAATCTTTCTACCTTCACAGTAGATATTATATGAATCCATAATTAAATATAGTCTGTGAGTTTTGAAAATCTAGCATCAGTGGACCTTTCTAGCATATTGAGTTCATATCTTCCAGAATTGTCTGATGGTCCATCATCTGCAGCAAATAATTGAGGAGAAATTCCAATTGAATTTCCTCTGGGCTGAATGTGATTTACAAAGTATCTATCCAATTCCATTGGGAATGATTGCTGATAAGTATCTATAACCTCCTGCATGAGTTCAGAAGAAGGGCTATATGCAAATAGACCCCAGAAGTTATGTGCCTTGTATATGTGCTCTGATAGACATTGGCTTACTAATGAATAGTTCCACATGGAACAATCATCTGTAAGGGGAATGAATCCAAGATATAATAATTCTGAATCATATAGAATCTTGGTATCTAATGTTTCCCATATTTGGTGCAATTTGATATTAATTCGATTATCATCTTCTATGATTAAAATTCTTTTATACTTATTCTCTAAAGCATCTTGATAGATGGAAAGATGAGAGATTGCACATCCCAAATAATTTGGATTTTTGAAATGTGAATTTTCTAATTTATTCCATACATGAGTCAAAATCTTTCCATTCGTTGCACCAAATCTTTCATATTTGTTAATGTTCATAAAAGATAAACGTTTTTTTGAAACATTCATCCTTTCTTTTTGATGATGTAGATTTAGTACATATATGTTATCAAAAAAATCTTTCATATTAAATCACTCTCATCTTCTCATGTCCAACTCTCACTTGTGGATGACACCAAATTTCAAAATTACATTTGCGAATTGCATCCAAACAAAAAGAAACATCTTCTCCGCACATATCTTGAACTTCACCTGAGTCAAATACTTGCATCTGCGGAGCAAACCACGGATATTTCATTTCAGGATGTTCAAATACTCCATATTTAATTAGAGTCCATCCAAATCCAGTATAATCTACGGTAAATGGTTTTTTACGATTACTAATTGTATCTACCATTTCATGATTCATGACTCCTCCATTATTTTTAAAGTCATCTTCGTCTAACCAATGTGCAACTGAGGTGGTTCTACCATCCTCTGTAGCATACCAACCACATGCAATATCCTTATCCATGGCAAAGATTGTCCAAAAGGCATCTGTGTTGAATACAATGTCACTATCAATCCATAGTTGATAGTCATATTTTAGATTGCCTTGCCATGGAAGTTGATCTGGCCCTTTGAGTACATTTGCACCAAGACATTTGCAACGAGCAAAGTTTACCATAGAACTGTAATCTTGTGAGATTTGAATACTAGCTCCTGCATGAACTAAGTCAAAACACAACTGAACAAAACTCTTTAGAAATGTATATGATACTCCACGCCCTGGGAGACAAAATACAATACTCTTGCCACGAATTCTTTCTAGAACTTCTTCTTTATTGAATAGTTTATTGGTATCTTGCTCAGAATCCTCAACTTTTTTTGCTTTTACTGTAAATCCTTTTGACATATTATTAAGTCAGATAATTTTTGATATGATGTACCAATATCAATGATACTTCATTATTTATTCGCTGTCAACTATTGTTATAATCTCAAATTCTTTTAATTTGAAATCAGTAGAAAATCCTGCAAGTATCATCTGAGAGATTTTTTGAAGGATTTTCTCAGCATGATTGAGAGATTTTCCTTCATAAAATACTCTGTTTTTTGCAATTACTCTATATTTCATTTTTACCCCCCAAAAAAATTTTTGATGTGACACCAAATTATATTTACAATTTCTCTCAAGCACAACAAATAATATTCAATCTCATCATTTGGCCCTATTGAAGTTCCATAGATGTCCTCATAGATAAACCTCACAGGTGTTTTTTTACTGGCAAAAAATTTTTTTACAATCATGATATATTTCTCGCTATTTCAAAGGTTTGTAGGTTAGGGTAGTTTGCTTTTTTCGCATTACCCACAACCCGCTAATTATAATTAACAATAACACTGTTTAATTCACTATATCACAAATTGCAATTGTTGTCAATACTTATCACATAAGACTGTGATATACTATTATTCTGCACTGTTTTTTACTAATATTATAATCATTTCAGTTATTATCACATATTATTGTCAAATAAAATCACAAAATATTACACTATTTTTATCACAAAATATTACACTATTTAATATCACAAAGTATTACACTATTATATTCACTGTTACCTGTGGAAAACTATTTTTCCACAGGTACTATAATAGTTTTCCACAGGTAACACTATAGTTTTCCACAGGGTACATATACTCATTGACTCTGAATTCACTGTTCACCACAGTGTTGTTTCACTATTACACTCAGTCCCTGTGGAAAACTATAGTGGGGGGGAGGAGTGTGCTCCCCAGCACTTGACAAATAAACAACACTGTCTTATAATTATTTCGCCAAGATCACTAGAACTAGAGACATTTAATTCACTATAAATCTAATGCTTAATTCACTATAATTTCAAGCATTATATTACATTATTGTAATACTTTATCAACAACAAGTATACATTTATTAGTACATTTAATAAATGTATCAAATCCTACTACATTCTACTAATTGGTTGCGGATATCAAATAATTCCATGTCTCTCATGTCAATACTATCAGGTAAGACTTCATTAAATTCATCTAAGCTGATAGTATTATCTTTATATACAGGTGCATATAACAATGTATCATTCTCATCTATAGAGAATACACAACCATAGTCTTCTTTGTAAAGTAATATCATTTTGATTCAGTAATTAAACGTGCTGGAGATCCACAAGATATATAGAACTTAATCATTCTCTCTGCCTCATTCAATGTATTGAAGGTTTGAGTTCTCCACTCTTCCAATAGACCATAAGAAGGATAAGGAACTTGATAAGTGATTTGATACATTGTGATTCAAACTCCTTGGATTTCTTTGATTACTTTATCAGCAGCAAGTGCAAGTTTATCTACCTTTGCTTTGTTTGGTATAAATGCATTAGCATCAGGTACAGGTGCTTTATCTTCTACAGTGACAGGATTAGATCCCATTGGTGCTTTAGATACTCTAGATGATTGAGTTAAAGTATCAAGTAAACGTTCTGCCCTTTCTTGTAAAAGAGTTTCTTTCTTTTGTTTGTTACG